TTATGTTTGGTAACGCCAGAATGTTGAGCTGATTGTTAGACCAAGCACAATACGGCTTGATCATAAACGTGTCTGGATCCTGCATCAGCATGATGTCATGCTGTAGATAATCCAAGTAAGACAATTTGATTGCTTGCTGTCGCAACCAGTAAGTCCTGTAATCATCTGGAAATACCCAGTTGTTGACTTCAGGATACGCAGCATATATTTCAGAATCGTACACATACTCAAACAAAGAACTGTCAATGTTGTAACGTTCCCATACAGGTTCTAGTTGGTCACGAGTCATGGGTGTGGCAATCACTGTACGATCAATTCCTTTGAGATAATGATCAAACTGTAGACTAAATGCTGCATGGGGTACACGATACTGTGCTAGAAACAAAAGTCTAGTAACTGTCATGTGGTACGTCCGCAAGTGTTTACACAGGTGTATAACCGACCTTGGGCTATACTTTCCTGTTTCCATGATTCTTCAACCTGTTCAAACCATTGCATGCAATGCTCGAGGTCGTATTCTAGTGCATTATTTTCTTTGACCATTGGCAACAACTGCGAGTTACCTGGATGTTTCATTGTGGCAGGGTAAAATCCCAAAAAGCAACAAGGGTACACTGATCCGTTTGCAGCAATGTAAATTTCTCGATTCACTTTGTGTATACAGCGTAGATTCAATGGAGTAATGTCACGGTCTACCTTTACTGTTTTTGCATCAAACCAAGTGATGTGGCTGGTCAGCAAGTCTCTGATCTTAGGGATTGTGGAGTCAAACGGTTTTCCAATTTGATGACTAAACTCTCCGTCTCTTGTGTAAACTGGAGTAGACTCGCGTCCATCATAGATGTTTTCGAATTGAACAAATCCTAAATCCTGGGACAGTTGTTTACATGCTTGCTGCTGATGTTGATTATGTTCAAACGGAACAAATCTCCAGATAGCTTTGCCCCCTGCTTTGATATACGCAGTGGCATTCTCTATGATTCTTTTCCAGTTGGTATCTTGACGATATAACGAGTGTGTATCTTCCATACCATCCAGTGCAAATCCTATAGTAACTCCGGGTCTAGCCAGTTTTGCCCACCAAGCAGGACTTCGTAAACTTCCATTGGAGTTGATGCTGACTTTAACACCAAGATCCACTAGGTATTCTACAATCTCTACTGCATCTTTGGCATTAGCAAAATCTCCAAGATTACCATTGAAGTTGACCATGCTAATGCTGGGAAATCGCTCAGGCGGAAGAATATGTTTAAATTCTTTAAGACCAAGTTCGCACAGTGGATACCCTGAGTTGTAGTCATAACCTCGATAGTTACGCATACACATAGGACATCGAGCATTGCACCTAGTGGTTAATTCTACATGTACTTGTTGCACCTGACTAAGTTTAAGCATAGAAGTATTTATAGGCGTACATTTTGATAAATATCTTATGCAAACAGAATTTGTTATTGCCACGTGTAATGTATACTGCAAATGGTCAGGACCGCATCCAAGATATCGCTGCTATGTCAATGACGAGTTGTTTAGTGAGCGTACTTGGATATGGAATGATGTTTATCTTGAAGAAAACTTACAGATACAAGCAGCGCCAGGCAAGTACACAGTACGTTTTGAATTGCTGGATACCGAGCATGCTAGTATCAAAGTTCGAAATTTGCGTATATCAACTGGTCCAGGAGTTATTGCACCAGACGGACAAGTACAAATATATACACCGGAGAGAACAAATGAGAGCTCATGAAATAATGGAAACAGCATCAGTTGGTGCATCCTCTGCAGGCAGTGTGGCCACAGTGTCAATGCCTATGGGAACGATATCAAGAAATGGAGGAGACTTGTTAAGTGGTAAATACACCAAGGACCTAACTCCTAACACACCAAAAGAATACAAAAGGAAAAAAAGTGCTCGCTGATGATTTAAAAACACTACTCGCAACTCAATACGCATTTGCAGTCAAGGCTCAATACTTTCACTGGAACGTAGAAGGATCTGATTTTGCTCAACTACACGAGTTCTTTGGCGAGTTGTACGAAGAAGTATACAATGGTAGCATTGATCGCACTGCTGAGTTTATTCGGGTGCTAGATGAGTACACCCCGGGCAGCTTTGGTCGTTTCCAAGAACTGAGTCTGATTCAAGGACAATCAAAAATTCCACGTGCACGACTCATGATTGAAGAGTTGTTTGCTGACACACAGATTTTAATTGATCTTCTTAACCAATGCTTTGCTGCTGCTGAACAAGAAAATCAACAAGGTATTGCTAACTTTATAGGCGAAAGAATTGACGCTATAGGCAAGCATGGCTGGATGCTGAGAAGTTTTTTGAAGGACCAACGAGCATGAGTAACGACATTAAAAGCATACTTGACCGCTTTGTAGCAGTGGAGGCTAAAATATCTCCTGCTATGCCCAAGATGCCAGGACTAACATCACAACAAAAATCAGCTGGTCAGTTGCCATCACTGTTTAAACCCAGAAACATTTCTCCTGTGCTAGGCAGTAAAAAAGATCCCAATAATCCACTGGCTGGCAAACTGGTTGGTGATTCAGTTAAGCCACAATCTGCACTTGCTGAAACTATGCAAGATATTGACGAAGACATGCTAGGCAAAGTTAAACGAAAGTTTGTGGACTATCTTGAAAAGTTAGAAAACAAATCTAAGATTGACCGTGACTTAGTTGACAAAGCCAAAGAAGAACTAGGAATGACTGACGAAGAAGTAGACGAAGACTTTGAAGATTCTGAATTAGCACACAACATTAACCAAACTGCTAGCACTCAGGCAGTAGCAGCGCAACAGCCGGTTAAAACAGTGACTATGGAAGACGGTGCTGTGTTAGAAATCTACGGCAACGAAAACGAAGGATTTGAAGTGCGCCATAGTGGTCGCAGCTTGCCTACTCGTTTCCAAAACATAGACCATGCTAACACCGCTGTGCAATTATTCCAAAAGCGTCGTCAAAACACAAATCAAGACTATATCGAAGAAGCCTAAAAGAACAATCTGCCCCAAATCTCCTTGATCTCAACAGAAATTTCTGTTATACTTAACGTATCATCAATCAAGGAGATTTATATGTCAGAAAAAACTTTCAACGGCGATCAAAAGATCAAACTCACCAAAATTATCAACGAAGGTATGCAAGTTACACATGAGATTGAAACTCTCACTGACGGCTTGAATGACACTATCAAAGCCATTGCAGAAGAACTAGAAATCAAACCTGCTGTGCTTAAAAAAGCTATTAGGCTAGCACACAAGGCTGAATTTGGCAAAGCCAAACAAGATCATGAATTGCTAGAAACAATTCTCGAAACGGTCGGTAAGACCCTGTAGTGGAATACAACTACGAACACTCAAATCCCATAGCTCTTTTAACTCATCTAATGCAGGACCTGGAAAAACATCCGTGTATTTTTCCACGAATATTTACTGATGATGAAAAAGCACTATATAAAAGCCGGCTCACTGACAGGCAGACTAATCGATTATGTATCTCTTATTCTGCCAATTTGCCCGTGGATGTATATTTGTATTTTGGTGATGCAGCCAGCGATGATGTTTTGTCTGAGCTAAATTTCCAACAAACTCTCAATCGGAAATCTGTATTACTTTCTTCTACAGTATATCGTAATTCTCGTAAGTCATTGACTGAATCATATTTTACACAACTGACCCCAGCGGTGTATTCCTGGTATTACAAGGATTACAATCAAACGTTTGACAACGTTACACCAGTAAAAGATTTTTGTTGCGTTATTGGACGTATGGATCCGTCGAGGCAAAGTTGGTTTTATCAACTGATTCGACGAAATTTGTTGCCACATGGATTTGTTTCGTTTCTCATGAACAACAAAAGACTAAACGAGTTTGGTCATATGACCGCCGGTCAAGCATTTGAAGAACAGTATCAAAAATACATGACTATCTTTGCTGATGAACATGCAATAGCAAAAGATATAGTGCCATATCAAAATTTTGACAAAGATGCTGATCTTGATGATTTGATTATGCAAAGTCGTTTTAACATTGTGTTAGAAACGTATTTTGACAACAACGACCAACTGACCATAACTGAAAAAATTATACGCAGCTTGAGATTGCCGCGACCTTGGTTGTTGTTCTGCAGTCAACACGCAGTAAGATATTTGCGTGATTGGGGGTTTGATGTCTTAGATGATCTAATAGATCATAACCGTTACGACAATATTGAATTTAACATTCACAGACAAACGGTAATATTAGACATGGCACAAGAACTGCTAGATTTTGACACAGTAAAACACTGGGACCGATTGCATGCAGCATCTCAACATAATTTAGCCCAATTGAAATATTGGCAAGACAATGTTAACGATCTGGCCCGTGCTGATTTTAAACGTCTGCTTGATAAAATCTATGATCAATATTATTCATAATAAATATTTCCGAGTCGCTCACATTACGAGCATGAATCACGGCTTACCAGCCATAAATGGAGTTAAATGAGTTATATAGACAGTTTTTATGATCGTGCCCACGATCGCATTCACGTGGTAGAACGACGTGACGGTGCCCGGGTATATCGCGAATACCCAGCCAATTACATTTTTTACTACGACGATCCTCGGGGCAAGTTTCAGTCTATCTACAGTACACCTGTGTCAAGATTCAGCACACGAAACAACAAAGAGTTCCGCAACGAAGTACGTACACATTCCAACAAGCAGATATACGAAAGCGATATCAACCCGATCTTCCGTTGTCTTGAAGACAATTACAAAGGTCAAGACGCTCCGGGGTTGCAAACAGCTTTCTTTGACATCGAAGTAGACTGGTGTTCCAAGCGAGGATTTTCACCTGTGGAAGATCCGTTCAACGCAATTACTGCTATCTCTGTTTATCTAGACTGGTTAGATCAATTAGTAACACTGGCTGTGCCACCCAAGCACATGACTGTTGCTACTGCACAAGATCTTGTAAATGATTTTGAAAACACACTTATTTTTGAATCTGAATCAGAAATGCTCAAGGTGTTTTTGGATCTGATTGAAGATGCTGACGTACTCAGTGGTTGGAACTCAGAAGGTTACGATATTCCTTACACAGTAAACCGTACAATTCGAATCTTGAGCAAAGACGATACTCGTAAGTTTTGTCTGTGGGGACAGTTGCCTAAGAAGCGTGTCTTTGAGCGCTTTGGTGCTGAACAAGAAACGTACGACTTGGTGGGCCGTGTACATTTGGACTACATGCAGTTGTACCGCAAGTACACTTACGAAGAACGCCATAGCTACAGCTTAGATTCTATTCTTGAGTATGAAGGACTAGATGGCAAGACTAAGTTTGAAGGCACTTTGGACCAGTTGTACAATCAGAACTTTAAGAAGTTTATTAAGTACAACCGTCAAGACGTAATTGGTCTTGCTGAGTTGGACAAGAAACTGCGCTTCTTGGACTTAGCAAACGAACTGGCACATGCTAACACTGTGCTGTTACAGACCACAATGGGCGCTGTGGCTGTGACTGAGCAGGCGATCATTGTGGAAGCACACGAACGTGGCATGGTTGTGCCCAATCGTAAGCCGCGCAATGACAGCGAAGAAAATCAAGCAGCAGGCGCATACGTTGCGTATCCTAAGAAAGGTGTGCATGAGTGGGTAGGGTCAGTTGACATTAACTCACTGTATCCTAGCGCGATTCGTGCTTTGAACATGGGCCCTGAAACCATTGTGGCACAGTTGCGTCCAGTAATGACTGACAAGTACATTCGAGACAAACTGGCAGCTGGCAGTAGTTTTGCAGGAGCATGGGAAGGATTATTTGGTAGCTTTGAATACGAAGCTGTGATGAACAGTGAAGTAGGTACAGAAATTGCTATTGACTGGCAAGACGGTTCTGAAAGTACTCATTCAGCTGCCGAAATTTGGAAAATAATTTTTGACAGCAACCAGCCTTGGATGCTGAGTGCCAACGGTACTATCCTTACTTACGAAAAGAAAGGTATTATTCCTGGCTTGCTAGAAAGATGGTACGCTGAACGTAAAGAACTACAAGCCAAGAAAAAAGCTGCAACTGATCCAAAAGAAGTTGCGTTCTGGGACAAGCGCCAGCTTGTGAAAAAAATTAACTTGAACTCGTTGTATGGAGCTATTCTTAATCCTGGCTGTAGATTTTTTGATAAGCGCATTGGTCAGTCTACTACTCTTACTGGTCGTGCAATTGCAAAGCATATGGACGCATACTTGAACGAGTGCATTACTGGCACATACGATCATGTGGGCGCTGCTATTATCTACGGTGACACAGACTCGTGTTACTTTAGTGCATGGCCTGTGCTGAAAAAAGAAGTAGAAGCAGGTCGTATGGAATGGAGCGCTGACACTTGTATTGCATTGTACGATTCAATTGCTGATCAAGTAAACGAAAGTTTTCCAGCATTTATGGAACAGGCATTTCATTGTCCACGCGAGATGGGATCACTGATAAAAGCAGGACGCGAGACTGTGGCAGATCGAGGGTTGTTTATCACCAAGAAACGCTATGCAGTTAATGCAATTGACGTTGAAGGACAACGCTACGATGTCAATGGCAAGTCAGGCAAAACCAAAGCAACTGGCCTGGATCTC